GTATATGTACGATTTTGGTATACCTCTGCGAATACCAGAAAAAAGTGATATTGATGTACGAGCTTCAGTGCGTAGCAACAACGCTCGTCTGACAGCCGCATTTGATCTGATCGTGGAGACAAACTAATGCCGTTGACTACCAAAGGTAAGAAGATCAAGAAGGCTCTAGGCAAAGAATACGGAGCCAAGAAAGGTGAATCTATCTTCTACGCGATGAAGAACGCAGGGAAGATCACTGGCGTTGAGCGTAGGAGGAGAAAGAAATGAGCGACATACTGGAGAAATACGATGCGAATGGCAACGGTGTTATCGATCAAGATGAACTTGCTCTCATCCAGCTTGATCGTGCTAGGCGCGAAATGGAAGATGAAGATGCGCGTAGGGATGCGATGCTTAGGCTCGAAACTGATGATCGGTCAGCGCAGCGAAAAATGGCATATTTTGCGCTCTTTGGACTCCTCTTATATCCATTCGGAATATTCCTGTCGGATGCATTGTCGATGGGCAAAGCGGCAGAACTGATCGCAGACATCGCGCCCACTTATTTTGCCTCGATTGCCGTCCTTTGCTCGGCCTTTTTCGGCAGTTCAGCTCTAAAGAAAAACATAGAGAAAAAGTGACATGGTTCGCAAGATGTGTGGTTATGTGTACGAAAAGCACGAGTACCGCACAGACTGCGGATGCTCATTCTTATTCAGGCCAGTCGGCAAGTGCGACAAATGTGGCCGCAAGCCAAAGGAGAAGCCGAATGTTAAAACTGATTGATTTGCAATTTATTGCAGTTGCCGCCGCAGTAGCATTTGTTATGGGCGCGATATTAGGATAAAGCTATGTTACAGATGTTACTAGGGCCAGCTCTTGAGCTAGGCAAAGACTTCATCAAAGGTAAGGCTGACGAGAAGAAGGCCATACAAGAGCGCAAGATTACGGCCATCCAGAATGATGCAAATTGGGAAGCGAATATGGCTGACGCTTCTAAATCGTCTTGGAAGGATGAGTGGTTCAGTATCATCCTCAGTGCGCCTCTGATCGCTGTTGCATATTCTGTGGCAATGGACGATCAAGCAGTTATCGCCCGCATGGATGAAGCATTTACAGCACTCAACTCACTGCCGGAATGGTATCAATATCTGCTATTCATTGCGGTATCAGCGTCATTCGGCGTCAAAGGCGCAGACAAACTCATGGCTATGAAGAAAGGGAAATAGATGATGAACCTAGAGCAACTGCGTCTAGAACTAGAAGCTGATGAAGGCGTTAAGTACGAGATTTACCTAGATCATCTCGGCCTACCTACCTGCGGCATCGGTCACCTCATAGTCGAAGGAGATGACGAGTTTGAGAAGGAAGTTGGCACAGCCGTCTCGGAAGACCGTGTAGCAGAACTTTTTGAGCAGGACATAGATATTACGCTTGATGAGTGCGAACGCCTGTACAGCGACTTCTACGAGCTTCCTGATGAGGCTCAGATGATTATTGCGAACATGATGTTCAACATGGGCAGACCACGGCTATCCAAATTTAAAGGAATGAAAACCGGAGTTGATAGTAGAGATTGGAATAAAGCCGCTGACGAGATGGTTGATTCCAAGTGGTACGAGCAAGTCACGAACCGTGCAGATCGTCTGGTACAGCGTATGAGAGCATTGGCGTAAAAAAAGGCCCGCTAGGGGGTAACGGGCCAAGAGTTACATCCGATGAGGGAATCTCGATGAAACTCCTTCTATAAACTACTGTATTCATTACGAAAGTCAATTGAGCCAAAAACTATCATAATACGTTGACTACATTTCAATATTAGATTTATAGTATCCCTCGATGGTTAATAAAGGGGGACTTAAAATGAATCATCAAACATCCGAATGTCCAAAAGTAATTGCTAATGCGCTGTTTGAAATACAGTCGCAGATCGGCACTTTGGGCTACGACTCCAATAATGACTTCGCCAAGTATAAGTATGTGTCTATCGACAAATACTACGAGAAGATGCGCCCGCTGATGAACGATGCAGGGATTATGATTATTCCTGATGAGCTGGAAAGCAGTCTAAGCGAAGATCGCAAACTCTACCGCGCGGTGTATCAGTTCACCATCATTCATAAAGATGGGGCTGTCTGGAACTTCCCGATCCGCAGATCAATCACACTTCCGTTTACTGGCGCACAGTCTGCTGGTTCAGCCCTTTCGTACGTCGAGAAGATTGCCATGCGTACGATCTTCAAGATTAACTCTGGCGAGAAAGACGATGCAGATATGCTGGAACAATCTGACTTCACCACTCTGACAGATAAGCAAAAGGCTGAGATTGACAAATATTATGAGAAAGCCAACTTGCAACAGGACGAGATAGACGCTCTTCACAACTGGTTGAAGGTCACCAATCTGCACGATACGCATCCCGTTCAGTATGACAATCTGATTGCGGCTCTGAAGAGGAAGACAAAATGAGGATCGTCGAAGCAGAGCAAGGCACTGATGAATGGTTGATGGCCCGTCTGGGCTGTCCATCAGGATCAGGCTTCTCGAAACTAATTACCGCGCAGGGTAAGGAATCTACCAGCCGTACAGGGTATGTGAACGGGCTGATTGCTGAGAAGGTCATCGGAGAGGTTCCGCCATCGTATGAGAATGAGTGGATGATCCGTGGACGGGAGCTAGAGCCTGATGCACGAGCATTCTATGAATTTGAGCGTAGATGCACCGTACAAGAGGTGGGCTTCTGCAAGCATGATGAATATGAGTGCGGAATCAGCCCTGATGGTCTGGTCAATGCTGATGGGGGTCTGGAAATTAAGTGTCCTGCCCCTGCGACGCACGTTAAGTATTTTCGTGCAGGTAAGTTGCCGTCTGAGTACAAGGCGCAAGTGCAGGGATGTTTGTGGATTACAAACCGCAAGTGGTGGGACTTCCTATCCTACCATCCATCCCTGCCGCCATTACTAATCCGTGTCGAGCGTGACGAGGATTTTATCAAAGAACTTGAGCGCATCGTTATCGATGCTTGCAAGGAAATAGAAACTGAAAGTAAGAATCTGGAGAAATACCTATGACAGAACAAAAGAAATACGACAACAGCAATGAGATTGCTATCTGGGCCAATGATCGGAAGAACAAGCCGACTGATCCTGATTTTAAGGGCAATGCAAATATTGAAGGGAAAGAGTTTTGGGTAAGTGCTTGGAAGCGGGACGAAAATGCAAATGAACGCGCACCAATCCTGAAAGCGAAGCTGACTCCAAAGGAAGCACCGAAAGACGAAGCTCAGTATTCAGGTCAGGCGCAACCTGATCCAGTTCAAACAACCAATTCAGCAATCCCATTCTGAGGTAACTATGCAATACATCAACATAGGCCGTTGCCTACGAGTCGCCCAAGCCCTGAAAGATGTGAAGAACATCGATCTGGCCGAAAGGTTCGGCGTAAAGCCACAGCAAGTCATTCGCTGGAGAAACAGTCAAGATATGCCGTTACACCGCATTCAGGACTTTGCGACATACTTCGATATGTCACTGAACCAATTTATTGGATTAGACGATGCAAAAGGCTAAGTACACAGTCACATCTCAGCAAATGCTGGATCAGGTCTATCAAGATGCCCTTCGGGGCATCGAGGATCACGGATTCATCAAGCTCGAATGGAAAGCAGGGAGTAACCGAAGTATCAACCAGAACGATTTGTATTGGATGTGGCTTGGAGAAATATGTGACCAAGCCAATAAGAAACTTCCGTACACCTACGTCGATGAAGAGACAGGCGAAGAAATAACTATCGAATGCATGACTAAAGAAGAGATGCATGAATGGTTATGCGAAGAATATCTTGGCTACAAGATCAAGAGGATCGGGCGGAAGCAGGTCAGCGTATTGAATGGAACATCTAAGCTCCTGAAGGGTGAGATGTATTTCTATATGCAACAGGTTGATGCTTGGGCGCACATGAAAGGCTACAAGCTGACCATTCCTGATGATTCGGAGTACATGAAGCTAAAAGAGAGGGAGAATCAATGAAAACTACGCACCTCTGGGAAGGCAAACGTGCAAATCATTAC